TAGTAAAATGCTACGGTTCAACGAGCAAGTTGATTATGAAAATTTACAAGATGAGATAGGCGACTTAATGTGTATGGTCGAATTACTCAAAGAGCAAGGCATTGTTACTAACACACAAATAGCAAAACGCATGGAAGTTAAAAGAGAAAAGTTGAAGAAGTGGAGTTCGTTGATCAATGAAGATTGATTTTGATGTAGATATAGATATGGAGAACAGAGATAATCTGTTGTCTGTGCTTAAACATGTCACCGGTAGTATCAAACGTCCAGGTGGTATGGAAAAACACAACACAGGCGTTTATATACAGCCTATACCCCATGATCCGCTAACAGGCTTATCTAATATTGATCACAAAGAAGCAGAGGACATAGGATATTTTAAACTTGACGTTCTTAATAATGGAGTATACAAAGGCATAAGCACTGAAGGTGAATTAGATGACCTTTGTGCCATGGAACCAATGTGGAACCTATTTGGTCATAAGGAGATAGTAGAGCAACTATTCCATATTAATAATCATTATGATATTGTGTCTAAACACATGCCGACAAACATTGAACAACTAGCAATGATCCTAGCAATGATTAGACCAGGCAAACGATACTTGGTTGGTAAAAGTTGGGAGGATATAGAATCGCAGGTTTGGTTAAAGCCTGAAAATGATTCGTACTTCTTTAAAAAATCACATGCGTTTAGTTACGCAATGGCAATAATTGTACAGTTAAATAAGATTGTTACTGATCTTTCTTGACTAACTGAATAGTCCGTCTTTTAATTCTTTTCTTGACTATTTTCTGAATACTAGTAATTGGTCCAAACTGTACTTCAACATCCTTATTATTAAACGTTCGTAAGCAACGTCTAAACAATTGCATCTCCTGAAATAAAAATATGTCTATGGGTATTTGTCTGTTAGATTCCCACCACCATGTTTCTGCTAGAGAAACAAATTCTTTTTTCTCTTCGGGTGAGCCTAGTTTGTTATAATCGTAAAAAGAAGTTACAGCATTATCTTGGTTTTGTACTATGCCAAAATAGTCCTTCCCACCTGATGTAAGCATGGTGAAAAATGGAAAATTTTCTTCTATCTCTTTTTGGTCCTGCATAAGTTTTATTTATAAAGAAAATGATAAATATTATGGAAGGAATGAGCATGTATGAGCAGTATAACACTATATTCTTACAGAATAAACGAAATAGACCTTGTAAAAAAGCAAGAAAACCTTTTTCTGGATAATAAAACTATGAACAAAAAAGAATTTGTAGCACATAAAGGGATGGACAATAAGTTCTTTATTAGTCTACGGGACCAAGATAGAAAATTACAAAACGTTTACAACACTGAAATTAGGGCAGATATTATTAAATATGCAACTAATGAAAGAGTGTTAACAAAGTATGCTAAACCTATGTTAGAAAAAGGTCAAGCAGAATTGCTGTTAGCAGAAGCAGATTTAAATAACCTAAGTCCAGGGCAATATAAAATATCATTTAAATTTTTAGAAGAAGATGGTACATCAGCACCTGTATTTTCAGATTATAATGGTGGTGTAATATGTACTTTATTAGTAAAAGAAGATGCTAATCCTACACCGGTAGCAACACAGGTTGCTAATGTTTGGAATCAAACTAAAAATATAAACTTTGGACATGCCGCTAATGTATTTACAAGTGGTTCTTTTGCTGGTAATAAAACATATAATTTTAATAATGCTAATCACACAATTGGTATTTACACAACTGGTTTTACTGGTAACGTTTATGTAGAAGGTAGTTTAGGTTTAGAAGCACCATCAAGTGACGACACCAATTGGGCACCAATATCTATTGTAAACACTTTAGATAGAATACCTTTAGCAAATACTTCCGGACCAACGTACTATAACTTTACAGGTAATTTTAATTACTTGAGATTTAAGTATTCACCGGGTGCGTCTAATTCAGGATCATTCGATAAAATTCTCTTAAGAAATTAAATACATGTATGCACATTTTAAACGATGGCAACAATGCCCTTGTATTTCCGCCTAGATGCGGCACACGTTGGATAGCATCAGAATTATACGATCGTGGAATACTAGATACTAAAGCACCACACCACCGATTCGAATGGTATGACTCAGCAGAAGTAGAAATCTATATGTTTGTTAGAGATCCATTTCAAAGAGAGCGTAGTTTACATCGATGGTTATCAGAAACAAATCAAAAAGATATCAGTAAATTCAAGTTTGAAGATTATGTTAACAGTTCCCTTTTCGAAATGGAACCAAGTTGGTATACTCGGTACGGCTACTTAAATGATCTTGTACAGCACGTGGATATTGCTAATGTTAACTCATTTTTTATGGATACATTTAACATTGAATTGCCTGTATATGATAACTTCTATCACCTAGCAGATGATAACCGTAGCGACAACGATGTATACAGTGATCCCCAAATCGTAGAAAAAATTCTCAACAAGTATCAGGAAGATATAAAACATATAAAATTTAACTTGACAAAGTATACCTAATACAGTATAATAACAGCAATGGAGCATTCTGAAGCAATACAACAGGTACACGGATTATTAACATCTCATATACCGCATAAACATAAAAAGACGCCTGCTGGCTGGATAACATTTAGTTGTCCTATGTGTAATGATAGAAGAAACAGAGCAGGTGTAATTGCCACAGGTCCAAAGATCGCATTTAATTGTTTTAACTGTGGATTTTCCACAGGCTGGAGTCCTAGTAAAAAGATAGGCAAAAAATACAGAGACTTAGTAGTTAGATTAGGCGCAACAAACGAGAGTGTTAAAAAGTTAGTACTAGAACTAATGAAAATTGAGGAGTTTGATAACGATGTCGATGACATTGTGGTAAACTATGAAAAATTTAAACCTGTTGAACTGCCTAATGCTATTAGTTTAAATGATGTGCCTAAGTTACCGTATAATAAAACACATAATGATATACTAGAATACGCATATAGCAGAGGTCTGCTAAAAACACAATATAATTTCTTTGTGTGCGATGACTTAATGATGAAAAACAGGTTAATTATACCATTTTATTATAACCAAGAAATGGTAGGACATGTAGGTAGGCATATAAATCCGCCTACTAAGGAAACACCAAAGTATGTTAATAACAGTCAAGCAGGATATGTGTTTAACATAGACAAATACATATATTCAGATAGAGATATTGTAGTGGTAACAGAAGGTGTAATAGATGCTATTCTAATAGATGGCATTAGTGTGCTAGGCAACAGTATGAACGAGAGGCAGATACAACAGATAAATTCATTAAATAAAAGAATAATACTTTGTCCAGATAGAGATGCGCCGGGCAAAGATTTAATAAGGCAGGCCGCTGATCTAGGGTGGGAAGTAAGTTTCCCACCTTGGCACACAGATATCAAAGATGTAGGTGATGCGGTTACCAAGTATGGCAGACTTTTGACATTATCGAGCATAATTAAACATACAGTATCAAATGAGATTAAAATTAAAGTACAGAGCAAAATGCTATGAGTGATATAAAAGAATATGGTGAAGATATACAAGAATTGTTTCTAAGATTCTTGGTTACAGATCCTGATGTGTTTGTAAGGGTAAACAGTATTGTACAACCTTACATGTTTAATAGAAAATATAGAGAAGCAGTAGAGTTTCTTAAGGACCATGCTGGCAAATATGCTAGTATTCCTACACTCGAGCAATTAGAAGCAGTAAATGGTATTAAACTTAAACCAGTAGAAGATGTACATGAAAGTCACATGAACTGGTTTATGGATGAGTTTGAAACTTTTTGTAGGCACAAGGCATTAGAAAAAGCAATACTTGATAGCACAGACTTATTAGAGCAACATGACTATGGTAGTGTTGAAGCACTTATCAAAGAAGCAAGTGGGGTTGGTCTAGTTAGTGATTTTGGTTTAGAATATTATGAAAATCCTAAAGAAAGGCTACAATGGATTAAAGAACAAGCAGGCGGTATAAGTACAGGCTGGAAAAAGTTTGATCAAAAACTGTTTGGCGGTCTAAACAGAGGCGAACTAACAGTATTTGCTGGAGGTTCTGGTGCTGGTAAAAGTTTGTTCTTACAGAACTTGGGTGTTAATTGGAGTCAAGCAGGACTTAATACTGTATATTTAAGTTTAGAGTTGAGTGAACAACTGTCAAGTATGCGTATTGATGCTATGGTTAGTGAGTATGCTACTAGAGATGTTATGAAAAACATGGACGACGTCCATTTAAAAGTAATGATGAAGGGCAAAGGTGCTGGTAAATTCCGCATAAAACAGATGAGTAATGGTATTAATGCTAACGATATTAGGTCATTTATAAGAGAATATGAGATACAAACAGGTATTAAAGTAGATTGTTTACTTGTCGACTACTTAGATCTTATGATGCCAATCAGCGGGAAAGTATCGCCAAGTGATTTGTTTATCAAAGACAAATATGTATCTGAAGAATTGCGTAACTTAGCAGTAGAACTTAATATATTACTAGTAACAGCATCGCAGTTAAACAGGGGTGCTGTAGAAGAAATAGAATTTGATCACAGTCATATTGCTGGCGGTATTAGTAAAATACAAACAGCAGATAATGTTATAGGTATCTTTACTAGTAATGCTATGCGAGAACGTGGCAGATATCAGATACAATTCATGAAAACACGTTCTAGTAGTGGTGTAGGCAGTAAGGTAGACTTGAAATTCAATCCGGAAACATTGCGTATTGAAGATTTAGACGACGATGACGAAACATATGACACAATGCAGACACAAACATTGGTTGCTGGTTTACAAAGATCGGCATCAATTAGAACAGAAGATACAGATACAGAAACAGAAAGTATTGATAATACAAAACTTCAAGGTTTGGCTCTCAGAGACTTACTCAAGAAAAAGTGATTATTTGATAAATATGCTTAAAGCGAGAAAGGGAATATGTCAATAACTAAAAAATCAATACTTGAAGAACTTAATTCTGTTGTATCTGAAAGAAACAAACTAGATGTTGTAGCAACTCGTGGTAATCATATCATTAAAAGTGCTATTAACTTAATTCAACTTATTGAAGAAAATTTTGACGACTCCCAAGCATTGGATTTACAACGTAGGTTAGTAAATTCAATTAAAGGCAGAAAGCCAGAACGTTTTGCTAAAGGCGTTCAAATAGTTAAAGAGTCAAAAAATGAAGATATTTGAAGTAATAAGTTTACAAGAAGCGAACTGGGAGCAGATGAAAGATGCCGACTTCATCCCCCCGGAACAGTTAAAAGGCAAAGACAAAATTCCTGTTACACAAGTGAACGTTGCCGGCACAGATGCCGAAAATCTTAAATTTGATGGTATGCCTATAAAAGGAAAACTTTTTGTAGTGGGGGAGTGGATGAACTGGGAGATGATGAAAAAAGCAAGCCACTTTCACCTAAAAATGCCAAACGGTGGTCTACTAAGAGTAGACGATAAAAACTTCTCTACAAGTGTAGTAAATGCTATGAACATGGCTAATCAACCTTCTGGTAGATTAGATCGTATAAAAGACAAGGCCGCAGACTTCTTTGATCCTAATGCGGCTAACAGAGATGGATATAATGCGTTACAACGAAAGAATGCGGCACAAGACAAGGCATCAGTCGCAGTAACTAGAGCAGGAGCCAAGTTAGACAAGTGGACTGGGTTAGACGGCACTGGCAGAGGCGTTGGAGGCATGGCAAAGAAGGTATGGAATAAATTAACAGGCAAAGGGCCTAAGAAACCAGTATCACCAGATTATACATCGCAACCAGGTAATAAAAATTTCCAAGTTGGGCAACAAGTACAATGGAAAGCATCGGCTAATAACAAAGGTATCAAACAAGACCAAATAGTAACAAGTAAAATTGTTGGTCTTGAAGGGCAGACGTATACGGATAAAACCGGGCAACAGCAAACCGTTGCCAAAGGCAATGCATTGTTCCTAACTAAAAACGGAGCACTTCATTTTCAGAAACCTATTTCATTGTTGACGGCTGTATAATGAGAGCAGTAGATTTAACAAAAAGATATATTGCCGAATGTACTTTTCATCACAGACTAGACGAAGCAAAAAATACACATCTTGAACACTTAGAAGATTTAATATTCAATGATGGTTTGCCAGGAGGCAAGGCCGCTATCCAGCATCTTGTAGGATTCTATGAAATGCTTAAAGGTAGTGCCAAGACAAGTTTTAACCTCACAACAAAATGGGATGGCGCTCCGGCTATATTTGCTGGTATTGATCCTACTGATGGAAAGTTTTTTGTTGGTACAAAAGGTGTGTTTAACAGAAACCCTAAACTTAATAAAAGTTTAGCAGACATAAAAACAAATCATCCAGACAAAGTTGTAAAAGGCGAAACTAAAAGTGCTGAAGGACTTAGAAAAAAACTAGTAACAGCATTTACGCATTTACAAAAACTAAATTTCACAGGTGTTGTACAAGGCGACATGTTATTCTCAAAAGGAGACATACAGACAGCAAATATCAAAGGTGAAGAATATATTGTGTTTAAACCAAACACTATTATATATGCTGTACCTAAGAACAGCGACTTAGCAAAAGAAATTTTATCATCAAACATGGGCATAGTGTTCCACACAGAATATGTAGGTGGCCCGACACTAGCAGATATGAATGCTAAATTTGGATATGACGCAAGTGCACTTGGTGACGGAGGCAATGCTGGTGTATGGTATAGAGATGCTATCATCAAAGACTACTCCGGACAAGTAACAATGACAGCAGATGAGTCAGCAATACTTAAATCTGCTATAGAAGATGCCAATAAAAATTTATCAAATATGGGCAACTTAGAGTTTTTAAAGAATAACGAGTTTGGTCAAAACTTAAGAGAAAGAATAAAGACCAGTGTTAATAAAATTATTAGAGATCAAGGTCAGTTTGAAAAAGATCCAACAGCATTTGCTACAGCATTTATAAATGATTATAAGACTGTTATGAAAAAAGCAATAGAGTCAGTAAAAACAGATAAGACCAAAGTTGCTAAAACACAATTAATGCTTGACGGGATTAAATTTCTAGAGGACAACACGCAAGAAATAGTAAGTGCGTATGTAGTATACTTAGATCTTATTAGAGCAAAAGAAATGATTGTGAAAAAACTAGCAAACATTAGACAAATGGACACATTTGTACAAAATGCTGAAGGCGATTATGATGTAACAGGCGAAGAAGGCTTTGTTGCTGTCGATCATATAGGTAACGCAATCAAGTTAGTCGATCGACTAGACTTCAGTGTTAAAAACTTTGGCTCAGGGAGGCCAGGAGCATAATGGATTTACAACTACTACCAGAATTAAATGAAAGTAGACTGTACAGAGCAACTAATGGCTTCAAAGCATACAATCAAGATGACGTAACAGAGTTGCTTTTTGTGTTTGTATTGATTAATACTATGTTTGTACAAGACGCATCAACAGTAAAGTTTGGTAAAAAATATGCTAGTAAGAGTTCGTCATATGGAAAGTTTATTGCTAATAGAATAACGTCCACAGACTTATATCAAATGGCTTATTTTGTTAATAAAAAATACAATGACTTACCTAAAGGCGCGAAAAAGAAAACAATCAAGTTTGACGAAAGAAGGTTGTGGGTGTATTTACAGAATATTAGCAAAGGTAAAAAGCCTAATGTAACATACCTTTTGCGATTACAATATCAGTTAGGCATAACTAATACATCGCTACTAGCAGTAAGACGATTAATAAGTGATTGGTCCAAATTAAAATATAGATCAAAGCAGTTAGCAGTAACACGTTTACTACACACTATGAGAGCAAAAGCAGTTAGAAGTGAATTGTATAAACCATTAAACGATCTTGCTAGAGAAAGAAGGTACTTGCTACCATCAGCATCAAATAAAGAATTGGATAAAGCAACAAATCAAAGCACACTTAAACGTTTAGCAGTAGCAGGCGCAACAGCCTATGCCGCACACGAGTTAGGTCCTAAAATTACAAGAGGTAGAGTAGGACCAAAAGCATCAGCAGGGTTAGCCGGCATTGGCGCCTACTGGGCAAGTAAGAAAAAGTTATAAATACTATTATGAAGATTACAGAATTAACAGAAAGATCTAAATATGCCGAGCCAGGCCCAGAGGCTACTCAATTCCAAAGAGCCCAACGTCTACAACAGATGAAAAGAGCCGGAGTTGATGTCAGCAAGGGTGGATACAACTTAGGCAAAGGAGCATTTTCGGGTGTTGATCCTGAGGATCTTATTAATGTAGATGCTAAAACTAAACAGGATGCTCTAGACAGAGACGTTCAGAAGCAAAGAAGCAAACGTGATGCTGAACTTTCTAAAAGCAGGGCCGACCAAGTCAAAAAAGACCAAGAGGATGAAAGAGAGCGTAACCGTGATAGAAAACTACAACTAAAAACTACAAAGCAAAGAGATGATGATATACAAGCACAAATTAAAGCAATTAATGACAAAAATCATCAAGATAAAATAGACCAAGATAAAGGCTACAGAAAAAGTGCTGATGGTAGAACACTTAGAGATCCAAGATATTACGGCAAGGACGATGCTCGAGGCAAGCCATCAAGTGCTCTTAGGAGAGGCATAGACTCTTTAAAAGCAGATCCTTATTATGCTATAAGTAGGTATTATAATGATAAAATCGACAAAGCAAAAACCTTTTTAAATCAACGAATGGACTCTGAATAAGTTTACCAATCAATAAAACTGGGAGTTTATACTCCTTTTTTTATGAATTTTTGATAAATAAAAGTAACCAAGTTATAAAAGGTTATCTTTTATGACACAGAATAATTAGGAGATTTACAATGGCATTAGTAAGATTAGAAGCAACAGCGGCCGCGGCAGGCGAAGGTAATGGTTTAGGTTCACAAACTCATATCGTAACATATGATGACATAGACTTAGCGATTGCTCAGTGTACAGCAGGCGGATCTATCGCAGGTGTTGATGTATCAGCAACAATGTTAGCAGTTCAGACAACTCAAACTGCGGCAGAAGTATTAGCATTTGCTAACATCACAGCCGTTTCAGCCACATTTACACTATAAATTATAGTATAAATTAGAAACATATAAAAGCACTCTTCGGAGTGCTTTTTTTTGGCCGTTGGAAATAAAACATAATATTACAAGAAAAAGATAAATATGCTTATAGAGAGACACACGGAGATATTATGGCACAAACAAAAGCAGGTGGACTGGTTACGTCAAGTGAAACATTAACTGGCGACGTAGAGTTTTTTACACTATTCACCACATTAGACATAACAGCCACAACAGATTTTACAGATGATACACAAAAAGATTTTGAAAGTTTAGTACAGGTAATAAGTTTGAGGGCACAACCTCAACTTATGAACACACCGATCACAGTAGATGGAGTATCGGCAGAATTAGATGACTACGGCGCACCTACATTAACAGGCGCAGGTTGGGTATTTAAGTTTGCGTTTGAAAGACAAGGCGCACATACATTAGACACACTGAAAGATGAATTGGATGGTATTGTCCTAAATGGCGGTACTATTGATACTAAAAGTTCAGTAAATACTGAATTTTCTAAACAGGACGTATTATAATGGCAGACAAAGATTTAGATAAAAAACCAGCAGAGCAACTTTATGCTAATGACCCAGAATTAAAAACGCAAGTAATTGCTGATATGCTGAGGATTGAGCAGGTAACATCTGAAATAAAAGAATTCAAAGTCGAAGTAAAAGAACATTTCGCAAAAATTGAAAATTGGTTAGTAGGTATTATGGCAGGCGTATTTGCTACAATGTCTAGTCTAATCATAGCATTAATATTTAAGTTATTTTAAAATGAGAATAGTCGAAGTAGAAGAAGTAATGGAGGCCAAAATGGTATGGGCCAAGCGAGGAGATAAAATTGTTCGCAAGGTTAGATGTACAAGTGGCCCTAGAAAAGGTAGATTAGTTTCTAACGCCGGCCAATGCTCTAAAAAAATCGACATGAAAAAACGCAGGGTACTAAAACGTACTAGAGCAAAGATGGGTGGCAGGATGGCTAGAAAGGCCGCAAGAACAAAAAGGCGTAATCCAGTAAGTAAAAGAGTAGCAAGGTTAAATAAAAGACGATGAAAATGTCAGATCTATTTGAATATAACATGGGCATACAAGGCAAGGATGCTAATGCTAAGAGCAAAGTCGACGAACCCGAAATAGATGTACCTGGTGAAGAAGTAGCAGATCCCAAAGCACAAGATAACGATGTCAAAAAAGAATTAGAAAAAGGCTCACGAAAAGTTGGAGCAATGGCTGGTAAAAAAATTCAAGGTAGCCAATTTGCCGCAGGCGCATCTAAAGTAGCAAATGGTAAAATGCCTAACAAAACAGAATTAAAACAACTGGCGCCTATTATAGGAAATGTTACATCAGCAATGAGTAACCCTAAGTTTGCTAACAGACTTGGAGCATTATTAAAACAAGCAGGCAAGGAAGGAGTAGACGAAAGTTCACTTGCTAAAAAAATATTAAAAAAATTAACAAGTAAAAAGCCAGGCAAAGGCATCAGAAAGAAATCAAGACTGCTACAAGAAGTAGATGAAAATCTATTCGAAATTAATTTTAATACTAAAGATATAGCCAAAAACGCACTAGACTTACCAATCAGATGTGGATTCGAAGCCGAAACAGCATGGGAAGGGATATCAGGTGGCGGCAGTGGTCAAGACATTGACGACATGGCTTGGTACGAAGTAACAGATACACTTTACATCAGTAACAGGGACCAGGATTATATAGACGAAGGCTACAGTGAATGGGTAAGAGAAAATAAAGTAGACGACTATTATAGTGATGTAATGGACAGGTACTTAGAAAACGAACGCGACAATGATGAGTCATACGAACGTTTTATGGAGGACGGAGACGGACCTACTGCTGAGGCTGTTAAAGAATTCAAGGACAATTTAAAGGATGAAGATCCTAACGAATTTGAAAACCGTGAAGAAGACGGATGGGAATTTATCAATTGGTGTAGAGAATACATTGACGAAGAATACGAAGATGACTATCTAGACTTTGTACGCGAATATTTAGACGAGGATGGCGAAGTTTTTCAAGAAGCATTTGAAGAGGCTATCGGTGATACTTCAATTGACGAGTGGATAAGTGAAGCATTCTACAGCATGAGTTCATTTTGCGATGACTATGGTATTGACTATTCCGAACTTGGAAGTGGTGATCTTGAAGAAGTAGCAACCAATATACACGAGTGGATAAGTAACAACTCCAAATATGATGCGTTTCCTGAAACTGGAGAGTACGGCAACACATCGGGTAGTACAGACGAATATGCTGTAGAAACAGACAGCAGTATTGAAACAAATGGCGGTACTGGAGCAGAAATCATTTCACCAGTGTTTGGCTCACCAAGAGAAATGCTAGAAGAAATGAAAGGCTTGTTCGAACATATGAAGGATAATGCCACAACAAATCACTCAACAGGATTACACGTCACAATGAGTTGGAACGGTGAAATAGAAGGCTACCAAGGTTCCAACAACGCCCAAACAAATAAATTAAAAATGGCTACACTATTAGGTGATAGTTATTTACTAAGCACATTTGGTAGAGAAAATAATAATTACACAAAGCAACAAAGCAAACAAATAAAGAAAAAAGCGGCAGATGCCGTTTCAGCCGCAAACAAAGGAACAGCAGGAATTGAAGAAGTTGAAGAGATTTTAGGGTCAGGTATAAGTTCAGAAAAAATGAACAGCATCAATTTCAAACGTGAAAGAGACAGCAACTCAGGATATAATTTAATAGAATTTAGAATCGGCGGTGGCGACGATTACCATTTAGACCTGCCTAAAATAGTCAAAGCAGTAGTAAGATATGCTACTATCATGGAAGCAGGCCATACAGAAAAATATAACAAAGACTATGTCAATGCTATGTACAAAATAGTTCATAACGCAGGTAAAATAGACAGTAAAGATCTTGAACGTGCCAAAGAACGTTTTGATTTAGATCACATAAAAGAACCATTAGTAGAACTGTTTAAAACTGTTCTCAGCAAAGATAACTATTTTGATGGCGTAGGACAAATAGCAAATGCATATAAATTATTAAGACAATCAGAGCAAGTTAAAGAAGCAGTTTCTAAGTCACCAGACGAGTTACTAAAAGCACAAAACTACTATGTAAAAGCAATGGCGTTTTTAGCCACTGACGTAGCAACAGGTAAACACAGAACTCGCGTAAGTGCACAAAACATTGGTGTAATTCGCAACAGTTTAAAAGAGTTTGAACTTAGTGAAAAAGAGTTCAGTGATAGAGTTATACGATCTTTAAATGATATCAATATTCCTACACAAAATGGTCAAACAAAACAAAAAGTAGTTGTAGTTAAAAAAGGTATTGACGCAATATTTAAAAAAGAAATACTTGAAAAACCATCTTTTCTTAATGTACCTAAAGCAGAATTAATTACTAAAGGCACATGGAATGCTATACACAGCGAGAATTGGGGCAAAGACGATCAAGAAAAACTAATCAATCTATTGATAGAATTAACGCACGGCGTCGACTATGATAAACAAGATGACTCAGTTCACAATATGCGATACAGCATAGTAAATAATTTAGATAATAAAGAGTTTAATTCTTTCTACTCAGGAATGGTTAGATCCAGTTACAACAGCAACAATCCGCCTGCTATGCCAGGTGAACCATATTACGAAGACTCATACGTTGAATTAATTAAATATTTAAAAGGATTTAAAAATTATAATGAGCCAGTATCGCGAGATCACAACGCAAATATTAGTAGCGGTGATTCTTATATAGAAAACTTCCTAAACACTTATGTAATGAAACTGAGAAAACGTTTCCAACATTTTGCCGACTTGAAAGAAGACAACCCACAAATGTATTATGATGGTATACCAAAATTAGCAAAAATGACACAAGATTTTATAAAAGATGTACAACCACTACCGGGCAATGGATGGGAAGAAACAGTAGGCATAGAAAAGGATGATTTACCAGCCAATTTTGAAGGCAAAAAATTAGAAGCATACGAAATGCTGTACAATGATGGTGACAGCCACTCGTACTTAGCAATAGGCGATTACCCAACTGAGAAATTAACCCAGGCTATAGACAGAGTAGCAAAACAAGATTATAGTGATCCGTTTGGCGGCACAGTAGATTATATTATAGGCGAAAGAATGACAGACAGTCTAAGAGATATGCTGGGTGCTTATTATAAAAGGAAAGAAATTTATCCAGAAATATTTAAACTAATTGATGTTCAAGAAGTAATCAAGGATCGCTTTAAGGCAATTAAGAACTGGGCCAAAGAGTTTGACACATTATCACAAGAAATGGGTTTTGAAAGTCAGTCTAGCGAGATTGCTGACAAACAAGTTGTTGACAAAAGGGAAAAACAGTTTAAGAAAAATACACAAAAAGATGTACTAACATTAAACATTCCCTCTCACTCGTCAGCATACATGGTCAAAGAGTTGTTTGATCAATTAACTAATAATGATTACAGCAAAGAAGCAAGAAAGAATGCTCAAATACAACATCAAAAACAGTTTACAACTAAACTGAATAAACATTATCTATATGTTATACCTGCCGCACATTGGAGCCAGGCACATGATGCATACGAAATACAAAAGTATGAAGGTAATCATCGACCATGGAGAATTAAAGCCGCACAAATAGTAATGAAACAGTTTTATAAAACTTACGGAAGAAGTTTTAGTGATATATTAGATGGCGATTATGTTAGTATTACTGGCGAGGAAGTATCAGCATTGAAAAAACAAGGTATAGCAGTTTCTCGTGAAGGCGATTCAAGAGAACCAAATGTAGAACCGCTAGTACCAAAAGAAAAAACAGAACAACCAGGAGTAGGAACGCCTATGTCTACATCAGCCGCCGCGGCTTGGCATGTAAACAATCCAGAGTTATCTAAAAAAGCAGACGCCCTCGATAAAGAGGAAACACAAGGCCAAAGTTCAGATGATGCTCAAGTAAGCACACCACAATACGATAAAGCCAGAGTCAACTGGCCAGGCTTTGATAAAATGATGAAAGACGGTATGCAAAATTACTTAGCACGGCCTGACGTCAATGACCTAGTAGACTTCTTAAACAATGATGATAATGATGCTGTTTTCAAAGCAAATGTTTTAGGAACTATTATAAATAGTGGACCTAGTCTTAATAGACTTTCTTTTCGAGACGCACTAGCGGCCACACGTAGACGCAACAACGAAAGTGTTAATGAATCAGTACCAGAAACTGAATATGGTATGACAGACTATCAAAAGATCTTTAGTTTTATAAATGCTAATAGATCACTAGGTAGTGTAGAACTAATACTTGCTCTCATGAGAAAGTACGATATTACAAAATATCAAGCAAGAGGATATATGAGAAACGAACAAACATACGGCGACGCAAATCAAGCCAAGCACCGATCTCGCATAAATACTACTATGGAAAATGTTTTTGAAAACTTTGAAGAATTAACACTAGACCAGCAACTAGAAATTATTCGCAATGATAAAATATCTGAATCATTAGCGGATATAACTGCGGCTAGAATGAAAAGACAAAAACAAGGACAACAAAATTTTAAACAAGAGATGGTTACCATATGGGATAATCGTCCTTGGCCATTACCAGGAAGTTGGGATAATAAAAGACTAGCAGACGCAGGCTTTAAACGATTCAGCCAAGGCTGGAAAATATCAAAAGATAAATTTGATGCTTTAGCAAATCCTGTTAGAAAAACAAGAGTCGAGTCGTTACAAGTTACAGAAATGCTTATTAAAGCACAACGCCTATCAGAAAACTTGCCTAACAATAATAAGATAGATCTTATAAATGATATTTTAAGTAAAGATTTCCCAGCAGGCGACTTAACTATACAATTTAAAGCATTTACGGCATTGCCTATTCCACGTATGATGTCAGACTTTAGTCGATTACATTCGGCACAGCCAAACGCAGACGGCAGAGACATACTCAAGCATTATGCCAAGAGCAGAATGTCTGATCAGGATATTGAAAAATTAAAATTAAACGAAAACAAAGACGATCTAATAGCAAAAATAGAGTCTATGCCAGATGACGAGACTACACGAAAATTAGTAAACTATGTAGAACAATTAATTTCTGATCTAGGCGTTGGCGGAAAAATACAAAGCCTAAGTAAAAGTTTAGAAGATATACCCGATGAAGATGTTAAAAAATCAGTTAGACAAATAGCAAAAATTATTGCTAGTGTTGACATGACTCCAGATCAAAGAGCCAAACTATTTGTAGATTGGAAGGCAGATAACTTAGTAAATGTTGATGCGTTACTATCGCCTACAACAGTAACAATGAACGATATTTACACAGGCTATAGTGAACCGCACATAAAAGAATTAGTTGATGACTTACAAGAAGTAGTACAGTACGGTATAGGACCAGGAGAATTTGCTCTTGCTGTATTGTCACAACGTATATCAGGAATGGGAGCATCAGCAGGCGAAGATGGCGGTAAGGGCGACTTAGTTGTTGACGGCAAACCAGTTGAACTTAAAACTACTAGAAAAAATGCCGCTAGATTTAACGACAGACAAGTAACAACATCAAACGAATACAAGTCATTAGTAACACAATTTTTTACAAAGTACGCAGATAAGTTTGCCGAATTAGAAAGCAACGGTACAAAAGTTAAAGTAGGATCAGGCATGCAACAGGCACATATTGCCGCCTTCTTAAAAGCAGTACCTGAAGCACAAGACGAAGTTGGAAATATTATTAGTAATATATTTACTAACTTGGCACCAGTTGGCGGTAAGATAGCACAGTTATTAAAATCACAAGACATCAACGGCGCAATGCAATTAATAGCACAGTCAAATGTTAATAACTATCTTGTTAAGAAAAGACAAAGCGGTAATTTAGCAGGTATATTGTTTATTGATCTCAAGAAACAAACATTTAATTTCATTGAAGACGTACAAGATTTACAAGGTAGTGGTTTACGATTACATGCCAAAACAAATTATCTAGTAACAACAAATGAAAATCCATTTGCTAATACGTCTATTGTACCAGGCAAGTCAAACGTACAAGAAGGCAAGAAAAGTACACAATGTCCGCGAACAAAAGCACCAGTTTGCTATTGCGGAAGTGTTAATAAACTTACTGAAGCAGAGGAAACAGTTTACGCATATTGCGAGTTTGAACACGGTGAAATAACAGGTGCTATAAATTTAGAACAAGCATCAGGACAAGCAACAAAAATATCAGGTAAGGTCGAAGGATTAGAACCAGGGGAACACGGATTCCATATACATGAGTTTGGTGATCTAAGTGACGGATGTGATAGTGCTGGTGGTCATTATAATCCAGACAATGTCGACCATGGCGATTTAGAAAGTGGCCATGTAGGCGACCTAGGAAATATTACAGCAGATGAAAACGGTATAGCACAATTTAATTTAGTAGCAGAACGTGTAGAACTATGCGGTGATAGAAGTGTAGTAGGTAGAGCAATAGTTGTACACAAAGATAAAGACGATCTCGGCAAGGGTGGCGATGACGAAAGTCTTAAAACAGGTAATGCCGGTGAACGAGCAGGATGCGGAGTAATCAGATTAAAGAATATGAACGAAAATAATGATCAAGGAACAGATACAGCAAAAGATCTCAGTACAATGGCAGGTGGCTTGTATAAACGACAACAAATGCCACAGTTAAAAGTAAAACATTTAAACGACAGAGAATTAATGAATACTCATGGCATAGAGTCAAGACCAGGTATTATTGGCATTAATAAACTGAAGCCGGCACAAATAGACGGACGACAAGATTATATTGCTAATATAACTAAAGAAATTATACAGTACTTACGCAATAATCCAAATGCTAAAGTTAAAGATTACTTAGCAGGAAAACCATTCATTGTTGATGAGCGAGGGTTTATAGTAAACGGCCACCATAGATATTGGGCAATAAGATCTGTAACAGATAAGCAAGGTGGAACTAATACCACACGAATTCCTGTGGTATTTGTTAATAAATCTATACACGAACTTGTTAAACTGTTTGGCCCGGGCGGCGACGCACTTGATTTAACATCTAAGAAAAAAGGTTTAACACTAGTAAAACCTGATATCAATGATCCGCAGATAGCAAAATATCAGCAAGAATTAGACTTAAGAACCAAACGTTCAGATCGTGCTAAACAAGGATGGAGATCACGAAAACAGCAGGACCCAAGACAAAAAGAGTTTGATTTTAACAAACAGCCAGAAAGAGAAGAGTAATGAAACTATTCGAATTCTTTAACGAAGATATTCATACATTATCAGAAAATGTAACACCAAACATCACCCAAAGCAAAAAAGAAGAAATTATCAGTGAATGGGAATGGCAAGAAAATCTCATAGAAATCGGTAATGGTATGCTAATTATTCCTGCACAAAAACAGGATGGTACAATGCATACGAGACCAGACGGGGAA